GCAACGACCAACAAAGAAAAAATAAAATAGCATAAAAAAATCCTACGTTTTATCGTAGGTATAAGTTCGCAAAACTTTTTGCATAAAATTGGGATTTATTTTGCATAATACTAAAACGCTTATGCAAAACAAATCACAGATTAAACCTAGATAAAAAAACGCCCTTTAAATCATCATTAAAGGGCGTTTGAGTTTAGGATATATAAAAACGGCGGAATTACCCGCCGTCACATTTATCACTCCACCTCAGTCTCAAAATCCACATGCTCATGTTGGTCTGCAAGGGCAATAAAATAAATCGGAAAAGCATCTTCATTTTTTGGTGTTTCAAAATATTCATCCAGTTGTTCAAATGTTGGGGAATAATGCCCCTGTTTAACAACACAAATTTTGTTGACCAGGTTAGGATTGACTTTGATTTTTACCATCCCGCCAAAAACTGTACCTGGTTTAGCTGTCACTTTCTGCACCCACTGTTTTTTCCCTTGTTGAGCGGTAGCGGCGGCTTGTAATGCTGCTACAGCCTCTTGTAATTGGGCAATGTCTTTTCCGACTTGATAGATAAATGCTTGGTCTTGTTGGTTAATTTCTAATTTTTCCATTTTTGTAGTCCTCTTTAGCTTGGTTGTAAATTGTCAAAAGTGCTTTATCAAACAGTGCAAGGCTTGCCAGTTTTACACAAGGCTTCACCTTGATTTGCACAGTTTGTTTAGGTTTTACTTGGATAGTTTGCATCATACTCTCCTCGTAATATCGTGTTGTAACCGCACTTTTCCGTTACACCACGTTTTAATTTTGCCGTCTGGCGTGGTTTGTTGCAGGTCAAATCGTGCCTCTTTCCACGTCGCATTTTCCGTTTGGGCATGGGCGATGATAAGGCTGACTTCATTCCCGCCGATAAGAATGCCTTGGTTGTCCGTCGATAAGTGAATCTTCTCGCTTACACTGCCAAAAGGCACAATATCGCAATCAAACCGACTGCCAGTAAAATCTAAAGGTTCGCCGTTTTCTTCGGTAAACACTAAGGTTTCTGCTTCGTCATCGCCGCGAATCCAGTTAAAAATAATCTCAGCCATGTTGCACCGCCTTAAAGCGTTCATCATGTTGTTTGCCTGAAATTTCGCTTTCATAGGCCGTTTTGCAGTGATTGCGGTCAAAGAAAAGGCCATTGATGACGCGATACAACACACGCCAGCGTTTTTTCGGCTGTTTTGCCAACATTGCGCCGCGATAAGTGCGGCTGGAAAGAGTTTCATCTGCGGCTCCGCCTGTGAGGGCGTTAAACAGTTGGTCTATGGCAATGACCACGTGATAGCCATAGCGTTTTAATTTGCGTTGAATGTCCATGCATCAATCTCCTGTTCAAGTGCGGTTAAATCATCGGGCGTTTTTAAAGTGACCAAGCGGTCTTCAAATGCCTGACGTTGCCCAATAATGATGCCAATCGCCACCGCAAACTGAGCGGATTTTTCAATCACTTTGCTAATTAATATATCCAGTGAAACACCACGTACACGCGCAATTTGTGAAAGCATCGGTGTGGGTGTGTTGTGGTCGGCTTGCCATGCGAGAGCCTCTTTTTCTTGACGGTAAAAACTTTCAATTTCCGTTTGTGGGTAGCCTGTCAGTAAGCTATTTTTAAGTTGGTCCGCTTTGTCCGCTAACTTATTGAGTAAGCCTTCTTTTTGTTGTTCAAAAAGTGCGGTTTGTTTTTCGGGGGATATTACCCATGCGTTGCCATCCCACTCGCCTTGATCTGTTGGCGTTATTGTTGTGTAACCATCAGGGATATCCCCCACTTTATCAATCACTAATGATGCTTTTGTTTTTGTTGAGTACACTGTTTTTCCTATATGATTTGCAATATACTCCCAATTATCCCCCGTCCATTTTGCGACAAAGCCTTTTTTCTCTTCTGGTGGAGTAACATCAACACAGCCAGCAGGCATTAAATAGATACCATTTTCGGCTTCTTCGGGGGATAAATCTGCGTCCGTTTGCCCAACATAAATACCTTGCTCATCTAATTGGCATACTTTTTTTGTTAATGGGTAAGTCATAATTTGTCCTTAATATTTTATACAGGCTAATAATGCGATATTACGAGGTCTATTTTCATTTGCGGTTGGTACAACACGAGATGCGTCGAATTTGAATCCAGTAGGCAGATTATTCCCACCATTATTAGGATCTCCAGTCCATTGTTTATTCCCTTTTATTAAATCAAAAGCTCCACTTGCCTCTGCGAAATCAACAAATTGTTGTGCCCAACTACCTTTAGATGTATCAAACACACCAGTAATATTACGTATTGCATCACCTTGAACAGCCCCTAATCTACGCCCTCCATCAACATTACGACCATCATCTAAACCTCGTACAAACTCACCACGCAAATCAGGCAAGTTAAATGTTGTTTGCCCATCTCCAGCGCCAAATGTTGTGCCGATTGCAGCAAATAGATCTGCATAAGTTGTACGCGATACAGCAGCACCATTAGCTTTTAGCCAGCCACTCGGTGGTGATTGGCGCGCAAAAAATGCAACCTCACCAACAAGGTCTGTTTTGGATAGCTTATCTACGCCATCTATTTTGACCCAAGCCGACCAACTATCTGTCTGATAACTTGTCTGATGCCGCTCGTACATATCTGTGCTGTACGCCACATAAGCCAATTGGCGACACCAAGAGTCATCACCGCCAGCAATCACTTGGATGTGACAACTCGTTGATACGGGTAGATTTTGCGAGCGTCCTGCTTGAGTAATCGCATAAATACCATCGATTTTAAGGGTGTTAATATCACCTGCAAAACTTTGGATTTTAAGATCACCTATACCATAGCCAGCTAAGGTTGTGGCGGGGGATTGTTTGCTATCTGCAGTGCGTTGGGCATTATCTGCGGCCGTTTTGGCTTCCACTGCTTTATCATAAGCGGTTTTGACTGCTTTAGAGGTTGCGGCTTGAGTTTCACTATCGCTATTAGTAGACGAACTAAGCTGAACTTCTCCTTTTTGAGTTAAACTTGCCGCCTTTCGGTTATCATCAATAATCTTCACAATCGCTTGATATAACTGCGTTTGTGTTTCTGCCTTCGGGGTAAATCCCGCTTTTTGCAACACATAATGCGCTTCAGCTTGTACATCGCGTACTCGGTCTTGCAAATTATTAAGCCACGTATCAGTTACTCGAGTGCCTTGTTCGCCTGTTGCTGGATTACCATTGTGAAAAAGGCCATCATTGGAATCAATTTGAGGCATTAAACTTTTCATATATTAAGATCCTGTTTGATAAGCAAAATAACAGTAAGTATGTGCGGGTTTTAAATCTCGAAAGAATTCCTCAATAATTGGGTCGCCAAATTCCACTAAATGATTACCTGCAAAGGAGCTACCTGCGCGAAAATACACAATATTGTTATCCCCATTAATCACCGATACTCGCCACATAAAAATCAAGTTGTCGCGAGCTTCATTGCGAAATTGCACCAAATCTCCCGTCATTGGTAAATCATTCGCAAGGGGAGAAAACTCTTTAATTTCGATGTGATATCCAATACTTTCCGCAATACGTTTAAAATAGGGAATGGATAAGCCCCCAATAGCATTTAACTTGGCAATGACACGTTTTACTCGTGCTTGATAGTTATTGCTATAATCTGTTTTTATGTCGCATAAACGTTCCCAATCAGACAACATCGTATTGGAGGTGGAGGGTTCAATAATTTGCAATAAATCCACCGCACTTTTTTGTAATCGGTCAAAGGCATTACCATCCACCTCACACTGTGCTAAAAAACGCTCTCCATTTACGTCGTATGAAACAGGCGGATAAAGTTTTGCTAACACCTTTTTGTGGTCAGTTTGCATCATGCCATCTCCGTAACGGTGATTTGACCTAACCGAAACCACTCAATTTTTGTACGCACATCCGCTTTTAGATTAGTGATAGGTGCCGTAAACTTACGATCAACCACACCGACCAAGTTATTTACTACCGCTTCACATTGCGACACAATCAAATCATCGCCTGGGATTAGCGTATTAAAATAATCCGCAAGTGCGGTAGAAATCGCTGCCTTAATTTCGGGTAAGGTCACGCCACTGATTTTTACCTGAATATTAAAATTGACTTTCGTTACATCAGGTTTCACCACTTTGCTTTCTCGCGCGGTTACTGGGCGCACATCATCAATATATTCTTGGCAGCGACGTATTGTTTCAT